GATTACAGGTCATTATACATAGAAATTAAGACAAACAATGATAGATATATCATAGAAAAAGAAAAGTCAAAAGTAATTGGATTTAGGAAAGAATAGTAGGTGAGGAGAGTGGCTAAGTATGATTGGAAGCAGTTAGAAAAAGAATATATATTAAGCAATTATAAAACAGTAGCAGATTTTCTTAAGTCAAAAAATATAAGCAGAAATGGCAGTACTCAAAAAAACACAAAAGGTTGGAATGAGAAAAAAGTTAATAAAGAGTTAAAAAAGAGTGAAAAAGTTATTGAAAAAGTTATTGAGAAAGAATCTGAAAAAGAAGCACAACAAATAGTAGATTTAAAAGCAATTGCTAATGATTTAGCACTCAATGTATTAAAAGCTAACAAAGAACTACACATTCATATGGATATGTTTGGAGGACAACATGAAGGTATAGTTGATGCAGGAAGATTAAAAAAGCTAACTTCAGCCTTAAAAGATTTAAATGACATACTACAGCCAAAGCAAGAAGACGAAGATGATGAAGATTCATTTATTGAGGCTTTGAATGAAAAGACGGAGGCGATTTGGAATGAAGAAGAATAAAGCTAATTTCAAATGGAAGCCTTTTTCTAATAAGCAACTCAAAGTTATGACGTGGTGGAATGAAAATTCACCAATGAAAGATAAGGATGGTATTATTGCAGATGGTTCGGTAAGAAGTGGGAAAACCATATCAATGGCACCCAGTTTCGTAATGTGGGCTATGACTCTATATGATGAATGCGATTTCGCAATATGCGGTAAAACGATAGGTTCACTAAACAGAAATGTTATAAACACATTAAAGAAACAATTACATTCTTTAAAGTATAAATATGAACATAAAAGAAGTGAAAATTTATTAATAGTTAGTAAAAATGGTAAAACTAACTATTTTTATTTATTTGGAGGAAAAGATGAATCAAGTCAAGATTTAATTCAAGGAATGACTTTGGCAGGAATATTTTTTGATGAAGTTGCATTAATGCCAGAATCTTTTGTAGAACAAGGAATAGCAAGGTTGAGTGTTGAAGGAGCAAAATTTTGGTTTAACTGTAATCCTAAAAATCCAAATCATTGGTTTAAGTTAAATTATGTAGATAAGATTAAAGAAAAGAATATATTATATTTACATTTTACAATGGAGGACAACTTAACATTATCAGAACAAGTAAAAGAAAGATATAGAAGAATGTTCGTAGGAGTATTCTACAAGAGAAACATACTTGGGCTATGGGTTGCTGCAGAAGGTTCAATATATACAATATTTAGTGAAAATAAAGAAAGGTATTACACCAATGATCCTGATTATGACTTTATTCAAATAGGGTTAGATTTTGGTGGAAACAATTCTGCACATACATTAGTAGCAAGTGGAATAAAAAATAATTATTCAAAACTAACGGCATTAATGTCAAAAAGAATAAATGCTACAGGAATGACACCACAACAATTATATAAGGAAGTAGAACAATTTATAAGAGAGGTTCAAAACAAATATGGACAAGTAAGTATGATATATCCAGATAGTGCAGAACAGACCTTGATTAATGGAATAAAAGCGATGATAGATAGAGTGTTCCCACATATTATTGTTAGAAATAGTATTAAAAATGAGATAATAGACAGAATTAGATGTACAACAAGTCTAATGGCAAGCTTTAGATTTTTTATTACACACGATTGCAAATCGTTGGAATTAGCATTTGAAAATGCAGTATATAATGACAAACCAAAAGAACAAGGCAAAGATGAAAGACTAGATGATGGAACGTCAGATATTGATACATTAGATGCTTTTGAATATAGTTTTGAAAGATATTTAAAGCAATATAGCAAAGTGGCTTAAGGAGGGAAACAATGTTTGAAAGATTAGTAAATTGGATAAAAGGAGCGATAAATAAGATGTTTAAGACAAGTGATATAGCAAAAGAATTTAATATAGACATATCAGTTAGTGACAATTCGCTAGCTTTAATAAGACAATGTGCAGACATATACAATCACAAAGCGCCTTGGTTAGATGAAGAAACAAAGTCATTAAATGTCGGAAAAACAATATGTGAAAAGGTAGCAAAGGCAGTAACAATTGAATTTAAATCACAATGTGAAGATGAACAAATAGAAAACATATATCAAAGATTTCTAAAGAATATTAGAACTAATACAGAATACTCTCTTGCCAAAGGTGGAATGTTTTTTAAGCCATTTTATGCAAACGGAAAGATAAAAATAAGTTGTATTCAACATGATATGTTTATACCAGTAAAATTTGATAGCACAGGCGAATTGCTTGGTGCTATTTTTGTTGACCAAATAACAAAAGGAAACGATGTTTACACTAGATTAGAGTATCAAGATTTAAACGATACAACTATAACAATAAAAAATATAGCATATAAAGGGAATGTAAATAGTGCAGATTTAGGAAAAAAGATTCCGTTATCGTTCGTGCCAGAATGGGCAGAAATTGAAGAAAATTCACAGATAGACAACGTGAACAGATTGATAGGTGGCTATTTTAGAATCCCTATTGCAAATACAGCAGATAATACAAGCCCTATAGGTGTTCCAATATTTGCAAATGCTATCGAGATACTAGAAGAAATAGACAAACAATTCAGTAGAACTTTATGGGAGTATGAGGGCTCAGAGCTTGCACTTGATGTTGATGTTACAGCATTTAAGAAAGACGAAAATAACAACTATGAGGTACCAAAAGGTAAGAAACGTCTATTTAGGATGATGGATTTAGGAGAAGAAAAAACTTGGAATGTGTTTAGTCCTACTATAAGAGATACAGCTTTATTTAATGGATTAAATGAATGGCTAAGACAATGTGAAAGCCAATGTGGTTTATCTTTTGGAGTTATCTCAAAAGAAACGGAAACAGAGAAAACGGCCACAGAAATTAATTCAAGTAAGCAGGATTACTATGTAACAGTATCAGATATTCAAGGAGCATTACAAACAGCGTTAGAAGATTTGATTTATGGTATTGACGTGCTAATGACATTATACGGAATTTCACACAAAACTGCCCCAAAAACAAGTTTTGATTGGGACGACAGCATAGTTGTTGATACAGAGAAAAAACAAGCTCAAAGCTTAGTCGAAAAGAATGCAGGATTAATTGATGATATTCAATATTTCATGGAAACAAGAGATTGGTCAGAAGATGAAGCAATAGAGTTTGTGGAAAGAATGAGGAAAAGAAGTCCAGAAAAGTCGATAGAAAATGAAGAGGACGAGGAATAATAAATGATTGAAGATAAAATTCAAAGTGCTATAAAGCCGATTGTTTCACTATATAGTCAAATAGAATTAGAAATAATAGAAAAAATAGCACAACATTTCAATGTAAATGAAGAGTTTATTAATTCAGATTATTGGTATTTCGAAAAACTAAAAGAATTGGGTGGGCTTAACGAAGAAGCATTAGAACTATTAGAAAAATATACGGGAAAGACCAAACAAGAACTATTGAAGGCAATGCAAGATATTGGGATAAGTTCCATACCAGTCGACCAATTAAATGTAGCAAAGCAAAAAGGTTTATTAACCCCTGAAAAAATAATAAACAGTGTAAGCATACAAAATCTAATTAAATATAGTTATGATGAAATAGAAAAAACATTTTTACAATTAAACAAAACAATTCAAGAACAAGTAAGAAAAACATACATAGACATAGTTACACAGGCATATGTTAAAGTTAACAGCGGAGTATATAGTTATCAGCAGGCCATACTAGAAAGTCTAGATGAATTAGGCAATAAAGGGATATCAGTTCTTACATATAAAGATAAAAATGGAATAATAAAAAATTACGATGTTGTAGGAACTGTAAGGCGTGATTTATTAGTAGCTACAAGAGGATTAGCAGGGAAAGTAAATGAAGAAGTAATAAAAGAATCAGGACATCATATAGTAAGAGTATCACACCACTTTGGAGCTAGAACTGGAGATGGTGGAGAGAATTATACTAATCATGCATGGTGGCAGGAAATGCAATTCTTTTGTTGGGACTATGATGGTAAAGCAACAGAGGAAGAGAAGAAATTACCAGACTTTATGACACATTGCAATTATGGAGATGTTCGAGGAATAGTAGGAATAAACTGTAAGCACTTCTTTACTATTTGGTACGGGGCACTAAAAAAAGATAAACTAGATTTTACATATGAAGAAAACAAAGAACAATATGAAAAATTACAACAACAGAGATATCTTGAAAACGGTGTAAGAAAATGGAAAAGAAAACAAGTTATATCTAAAACTTCTGAAGATGAGGAAGGATATAACAAGGCAAGCAGGAAAGCAAAAGAATGGCAGGATAGATTAAGGACATTTACAGATGAAAATGAGTTAAAACGTGATTATACTAGGGAACATATAAAAGGCTATAAAAACGTGACAATTAAAGATAAAGGTGATATAATACTAACCGAAGCAGAACAATATGCAATGAATAAATATATAAGTTCAGATTTCTATACGATAAATGAAAAGCTAAGAAACAATGTAAAGTTGAGTGATACAGAGCAAAAATTGGCAAATGATTTAGATAAAGCACTGGATAAAATGCCGGTTTATAATGGATTGGTATCTCGTTCTTTAGAAATAATACCGGAAGAGTTAGAAGAGTTTTTAAACAAACATAAGTTGAATAATATTGTAGATTATAGCGCATATACTTCAACAACAAAAGGAGAAAGATACAATAATCTGAGCAATGTAGAGCTATATATAGAATCTAAAACAGGTAAAAATATAACCCAATATAATGATGAAGAGCAAGAGATTTTATTTAAGAGAAATTCAAAGTTTAGAGTAAAGGAAATTGAAAAAATAAAAAGTACATATCATATTTTGTTGGAGGATAGAAATGGAAGATGAAAAAATGTTTACTAGTTATAGATGGCATGAGGATGTGGGAGCAATCGTAGTTGGACATGAAGAACAGACAGAGGAAGAAAGAGAAAAAAGCAAGAAAAAGTTAGATAAAATTCTAAAGGAAAGGGGAATAAAAGAATGAAATATCAGATAGGAGATAAAGTAGAATTAGATAATGGTTGTATAACAGAAATAATAGAAATACCTTTACAAAATGGACCTAAGCCTATATATGGTACAGGAACAGGACATAGTGTAATTGTACCGATTACTGAAGACAGAATAATAAGAAAAATAGAGGATTAGTAAAAAGTCCGAAATGACATAAAACTACAATTAAATAGTTAAATCATAGGCGTAATTAAACTTACGTCTATTTTTTATACTTAAATTCGACTACTTGTAGGTCGTAACAAGTACAAGACTACATCGTGAACGAAAAACACGTAAAAGTTCGTAGTAGGAGAAAGGACAAAAATATGAAAAGAAAATTTTTAGAGGATTTAGGGCTAGAAGAAGAAGCTATAAATAAAATTATGGCTGAAAATGGCAAAGACTTAAATGAATTAAAGGCTAAAGTTGATGACTTAACAGAACAAATAAATGTTAAGGACACAACTATTAAGCAAAAAGCTGATAAGATAGCTGAACTTGAAAAAGTGGACGTCGAAGCTATTAAGACAGCAGAGTTTGAAAGAGGCAAAGCAGAAGGTTCTAAAGAAATTGAAGTTTTCAAAAAACAAAATGCTTTAGATAAAGCATTACAAGGCTACAAAGCCAAAGATACTAGTATTTTAAGTAAAATGCTAGACATGAAAAAGGTTAAATTTAACGACAAATTTGAAATCGTGGAAGGTTTAGAAGAGCAAATAAATCCTTTAAAAGAAAGCCACGATTATTTATTTGAAAGTAATAATCCTTTACCAAAATTTACAACAGGTATCCAACAACCTAAAAACAACGAAATAACAAAGGAAGCTTTTAATAAAATGGGGTACCAAGACAGGCTAAAGTTATACAACGAAAACAGAAACTTGTATGACCAATTAACAAATAAAAAATAGGAGGAATAGAAAATGGGAGAAGTAACAAAATTACAAAACATAATTAACCCAGAAGTAATGGGAGATATGCTAGATGCTAAAATCGAAGCACAATTAAAATTAACACCTTATGCAAAGGTTGATACAACTTTACAAGGAGTACCAGGAGATACAAAGACAGTGCCATCTTGGAATTATATAGGTGATGCAGAAGATATTGCAGAAGGAGAAGAAGTCGATACTACAAAAATGACAGCTTCTAAAGAAACTTTCACAATAAAAAAAGCTATGAAGTCTGTATCAATAACACAAGAATCAATTAACTCAGGATTAGGTAATCCTGTAGGACAAGCAGAAACACAATTAGCAAAATCAATTGCAGGGAAAGTAGATAACGATGTTTTAGCTGCTGCTTATAAAGGAACTATGACATCAGGAGACGGTTCTAACAAAATTTCTTATGAAGGATTAGTAGATGCAAATACAAAATTTGAAGATGAGGAAGATGGAATTGAAAAAGTAATGTTTATTCATCCAGCACAAGAAGGAACAATTTTAAAAGATCCTAACTTCATTTCTGCTGATAAATATGAACCAGGTGTAATGGTAAATGGTGCAATTGGTAAAGTTGCAGGATGTCAAGTAAAAAAATCTAAAAAAGTTAGATTAGTAACATTTGAAAAGGATGCAAATGGAACAGTTACAATAGATGTTAATAATTTAGAAGAATATCAAGCAAAAGTTGACCCAACTGTAACGTTAACAGTAGGAGACAAAGTAAAAGCTATTGCGGCAGCTTCACAATACTATGTATGCCCAATTCTAAAAATGGAGCCAGATAGTGCTGACACAGAATATACAGAAGATGAGTTACCAGCGATAACAATCTTCTTAAAGAAAGATACATCACTAGACCATGAATGGTTCCCAAAGAAACAAGTCCATGACATAACAGCTGCTAGATATTATGGCGTAGCATTAACAAATGGAGCAAAAGTAGTATTAGCTAAGTTTAAAAAATAATCAAGGGGAGGAATGAACATGAACTATACCAATTACAACTTTTATAAGCTGAAGTACATTGGGAATGAAGTTCCTCAGGATGATTTTGAAATACTAAGTGTCAGAGCAAGTGAAATTATACAAAGTCGTATTTTTAATAGAGATATTACAGGGTATGAAAAAGAAGTGCAAAATGCAACTTGCTCTGTTGCTGAAATATTGTACAAAATCAATAATATAGAAAATAAAATATATAGTTCTGATAATAAAGAAGTAAAAAGTGAAAGCGTTGGAGACTATTCAAAAACATATAACACAGCTTCTGTATCAGAGCAAAAAGAAAAGATTTCTAACCTGAAACAAGAAATTGAAAGAAAAATTAGAATGTATCTAGCCGATACAGGCTTGCTATATAGAGGTGTTTAGTATGTTTGACAAAGATATAACTGTAATAAACAAATATTTTGATAAAGCAGAAAGAGCAAATAAATATAAGGCAAGCTATGTAAAAGGATTTTGGAGTTCTAACGACGGAATATCAATTAATGGAACGCAATTAATAAAAGCAGATGGAATGATTGCAAGAATATTAATGAGTGAAGCAAACTACCAAAGCCCAGAGGATTTCAAGAAAAATCAGACGGGTTGGACATTACAAAATGATGATTATCTAGTAAAAGGAAAGGTTGAAAATTTTACAACTATAACGGATGTATTAGATAATTATCAAGAAGTAATGAAAATAACCAATATAGCAACAAAAGATTATGGTTCAAAAGAAATGTGGCATTGGGCCATAACAGGAGCATAATATGAAGATTGACTATATGGTAGGGTTTAGCGGCATCCAAAAGCAACAAATACTAGACAAGTATGGCCTAGAAGGTGGAAGAACACAGAAAGTTATTGATAGTGCTTTCATGGGACATTTAGATAAGTATATGCCAGCAGATAGTAATGGAATGATAACAAGTATGTACAATTCCACAAAAGTTGGTTCGGGAGAGATAAATATTAATACTCCATACGCCCATTATCAACATGAAGGAGAATTATATGTAGACCCAAAATATAACATAGGTGCATTTCATGACCCCGTAAGTGGAAGATACTGGAGCAGACCAAACATAAGAAAGGTTCCAAGTAGTAGAAAATTAAATTATCACGGTGGAGCCTTAAGAGGAGACCATTTTGTTGAGAGAATGTTAGCAGACCATTTTTATGATATTTTAAACGCTGGTCAAAAGGAGATAGATAAATGATAGATGAAGTAAGAGATTATATTGCACAATGCCCTTATTTGAAAGAATATGGCGAATTAAACGTAGAATATTTATTAGATAAAGTAAATACATATTCAATCAATGAAAATGCAGGATATGACCCAATATTAAATAAATTTTTAAGTGGTTCAGAACGTCAATTTCTATTCACATTTGATAGTAAACTACGTTGGAATGAAAATATTCAAAATAATATAGATAACTCAAAATTCTTTGAAGATTTTAGGAATTGGTTAGAAACAAATAATAAGAATAAAATATTTCCAGATATACCTGGAATTTATAGCATTGGAGCAACAACGAATGGCTATATATTTGCCACAAACGCAAATGAAGCTATTTATCGTATCCAATGCTTTTTAAATTATTTTAAGGAGGGATAGTATGGAAGACAATGAAGAAAACGAAGTAACTCCTAATGAAGAAACAAATAATATAGAAGAAAGTGAGGAAAACGAAATGCCAGAAATGAGAAAAATAGATAGAACTGAATGGCAAGACTTTTTAGATACAACGCCATCAGCTCAGACACCTACGTGGAATCTTATAGGTGTTGGAATAACGGACAAGTCAACAGATTACAACGTAGAAAAAACTGAAGAAAAATGGATTATACATAAAAATAAAAATGTGTCAATTGATAGTTATGGATTATCTTCAGCAAACGAACAAACAGCATATAAAAACGATCCAGTTTTTGAATTTGTTGATAACATAAGATATAGATTACTTACTGGTACAGATGCAGAAACAAATTTGCTAGAAATTGATAAGTACAGTGTAACAAACGAGAATAGTACACCTACATATAGAGCAAGAAAGTGGAGAGTAGCCATCGAGATTACTTCAAATGGCGGAGACACAGCAAAAATAAATTATACATATAACTATGTAGGAGATCCAACATTTGGAACTGTTACATTTTCAAACGGTGTCCCAACTTTTACTGCTGAAGAATAGTTTGTCGAACAATGTCGAAAAGTGTCGACAAAAAACGATTGATTTTTTTGTTTTCATATAATATACTCGTCTTATAAAGAAATATAAGGAGGATTTTAATATGGGAATGAAAGTATGTAAAGATTGTGGTACAGAGGTTAGCAAGAGCGCAAAAGCATGTCCAAAATGTGGAAGAAAACTAAAACATGGAGGACTAAGAATTATTTTAGGCATTCTTATCATAATTGTTGGAATAAGCACTATAGCAGGGACAAGTGGAACAAAGCCAACTTCAAATAATCCAACAGAAAAATTCAGCATAGAAGGAGAAACAAAAGGATATTATGACGGAGTTATAGCATTCTATATTGAGGGAACAATAAAGAATAATACTGATAAAAAATATAGTTACGTACAAGTAACATTTAATTTGTACGACGAAAGTGGAGCACAAATTGGAACAGCCATAGATAATATAAACAATTTGGAGCCCAATGGGACATGGAAGTTCAAAGCAATAGGCACAGAAGGCAAAAATGTTGCAAGCTACAAATTTGTCGAAATTACAGGCTGGTAAAAATGAATATACAAATGAAAGCACTAGACATTAAATAGTCTGGTGCTTTTTTCATGGGAGGAATTTTAATGGATTATATCAAAATAAAAAAGAGCAAGGATATATTAAAATTAGGAATAATGGATGAAAATGACAACATTGTAAAAGACGAAAAAGGAAATGAAGTTTTTCTAGAATTTGATTTAGCTGATATAGATTTACCTCTAAAGTACAATAGATGTGTAAACGCTATAGAAAATGCTAGGAGAGAGCTTAAAGGTCAATTCTTAATTATTGACAAGAAACAGGACCATAAGGGGAAACAATTGTTGAGTGCTAATGAGGAAGCAAAAGCAAAAGCAATGAAGCAGTTTTATAAAAAGATGGAAGAAGGCATGGACTTATTTTTAGGTCAGGGAGGAACAAGAAAATACTTAAATGGTAGAAATCCATACTGGGAGATGTTTGACGATATAAGTGAAGCTATAGCTCCATTCCAAGAGAAGATGAAACTAACTATAACAGATATGACAAATAGAATTAAAGATAAGTATAAAGTAGAAGAAAGTGATGTGTTGACTAGTGATTAGTTATCCTACACAAGCAAAAGTCGGAGATAATATATATAAAATAAATACAGATTATAGGGTAGCAATAGAATGCGATGTAATATCTAGAAGTGGAGTATCAGATGAAGAACGAAGTTTAGCAATATTATATAAGTTATTCGGCGAAAAAGCGTTAGATAATCCACAAGACTGGGATAAACTAATAATAATTGCACTAAAGTATCTTAGATGCGGTAAAGAAATAGAGGATAGCGGTGAAGAGGCTAATATGTCTTTTATACAAGATAAAGGATATATTGAAGCTTCTTTTTTTAGTGATTATAACATTGACTTGTCAAAGACAGATATGCATTATTGGCAATTCTACAATCTACTATGTGGTCTTACAGAAGATTCTGTCTTAAACAGAGTCAGATTTGTTAGAGATTTTGATATAAGCCAGATAAAAGATTCAAAAGAAAAAGAAAAATGGATAAAACAAAAAAAACAGGTAGCACTGAAAAGAGAAAAAACAGCAGAAGAAAAAAGGTTAGATGACCTCTTTGAAAAACAACTGAAAGGAGGTTGATATTTTGGATGGGTACTTAAAAATAAAAACTAAAATTGACAATGACACTGTAGATAAGGATATTGCTGAATTAGAGAATAAGATAAAAAAACTACAAGAAGACAATGCTAATCAATCTATAAAACAGTCGGAGCTGCAAAACGAAATTGACAAGTACGAAGAACTTGTTCAAAAAGCAGATAGCTATAAGGAGAGAATAAAAGAACTAGAACAACAGAAAAAGAGCTTATTTGTAAATGGAGGATTGCCTGCAAATCAATTGCAAAGCTATGAACGAATAATTAATGAAATAGAACTAGCAAACAATGAGTATAGAAAGTCAAATACAGAAATAGATAAGCAATTCCAAAAAACAGAAAAAGTACGAGATAAATTAAATCAAATAAAAGCAAAACAAACTGAAAACAATGCGAAAATAACAGAGTATAAACAGAAGATAGAACAGACTAATATGAGCAAAATTCAATTAGGTTTGAATAATGTAGGTCAGAATATTCAGAAACAAATAGGCAGTTTGGGCAAGATGGCCATGGCAGTTATTGGAATTAGAACTGCTTGGGGAGCAGTTAGGAGTGCAATTAGTACGGTTTCACAGTATAATGACCAAGTTTCAACAGACTTCGAATATATGAGATACTGCATAGCGAGTATGCTGGTTCCAGCTGTGCAATGGTTGATAAACTTACTATATACTGTTCTAGGCTACATTAATGCAATAATGCAAGGTTGGTTTGGAATTAATTTATTCAGTAATGCAAGTGTTAAGAATTTCCAAAAAATGAAGAATAGTGCAAGTGGAACAGCAAAAGTAGTAAAAGAGATACAAAAGAGCTTGCAGGGATTTGATGAAATGAATGTATTACAAGACAATTCTGGAAGTAATACTGGAAGCTCAGGCGCTGGAGGTGTCGGAGTTGCTCCGAGTGTGGACTTAAGTGGATTACAAGGAAATATTCCTCAATGGTTGAAATGGATTATAGATAATAAAGATACAATATTGACTTTATTGGCGGGTGTTTTAGGATTTATAACTGCAATAAAATTAGGGTTAGGAGGAATAAAGGCTTTAGGAATTGGCATTTTAGTAGCAGGAGTTGTAAAGTTAATACAAGGAATAATAGCTTATATTAAAAATCCTAGTTGGTATAATTTTCTAACTATTCTACAAGGAATCGCATTAATTGTAGCTGGAATAGCAATTTTAATGGGAGGCTGGGTAGTAGCTTTAATTGCGGTAGGAGTAGCAATTGTTACATACTTAATTCAAAACTGGGATAAGGTTAAAGAAATATTAGGAATAGTGGGAGAATGGATTTATAGCCATGTTATAAAGCCAGTAGGAGATTTTTTTTCAAATCTATGGAAAAGCATAAAGGATTGGGCGATAAACGCCTGGAATGGTATAAAAAATGCGTTTAGTGCAATAGGAAGCTGGTTTTATAATAGTATAATTTTTCCTGTTGGAACGTTCTTTTCCAATTTATGGAATAATTTCAAAAATGGAGCAATAGACGGATGGAATGGTATAAAGAATGCGTTCAGTGCGATAGGAAATTGGATTTATGGTAATATAATTCAGCCCGTTGATAATTTTTTTTCTAATATGTGGACTAACTTAAAAAATGGAGCAATAAACGCCTGGAATGGAATAAAGGATACATTCAATACAGTAGCCAATTTCTTTAAAGATATATTTTCAAATGCGTGGCAAGCGGTCAAGAATGTATTTTCAACAGGAGGAAAAATCTTCGATGGAATAAAAGAAGGAATTGTAACATCGTTTAAAAATATAGTAAATGCAATTATAAGAGGTATTAATAAAGTAATAGCTAATCCATTTAATGCAATAAATAATGTATTAAGTAGAATAACTGGCATTGAGATATTTGGAGCAAAACCTTTTGGATTCATACATACAATAAGTATTCCACAAATACCACAACTTGCACGAGGTGGAATTATAACACAACCAACGCAAGCAATAATAGGGGAAGCAGGGAAAGAAGCTGTAGTTCCGTTGGAAAATAATATGGAGTGGTTAGATATGTTAGCAGATAAATTAGCAAGTAAAATTGATGCTGGTGGAGCGTATGTCATCCAGATAGATTCTAGGATAATGCAAAGAGGTATAGCTAGAAGGGAAAAGCAATTAGCTTTTGCAACGAACGGGAGGTAACTATGCTAATAGATAAAAATAGTTTAAAAATAGATGGTGTTAAAATGGCACCATATCTAATTAAAGTAAAATATGGATATCATAAAATATGGAGTTCGGACACAGGGAGGAATATGGCAGGAACTAACTCTGGTACATTAGTGGGAATATTTCCAAAAATAACAATGACTTTTAGAAAATTAAATGAAGAAGAGATAGACACTGTTCTATCTCTTTTTAATAAGGCTGAAAACAAAGTAACCTTTTACAACCCTGATTTAAGAAGAACTATAAGCAATATGTCTTGTTATTCGAACGATCAAGAATACGAGCAGAAGGATTTTGGAAAAGTAGAAGGGTATAGCTGCGCAGTAATTTCTAATAGAAAAAGGGAGTATTATGCATGAAAGGAATAACTCAAGATTTTAAAGACAATATAAAAAAGTATGGAAGACAATTAGACGCAAATATTATTGTAGGGAATGAAATTTTAGATACTGAAAGCATTAATAGTATAAATCCAAGTTTTAACACAGGCTTATTCAAAACTGTAATGCATGTTTTAGAAATTGACTCTAATGTGAAGATAGAAAAAGATACTTACATAAATGCAAAAGTAGGAGTCAAATTTGACAGTTCAGACTACGAATACATAGAATATAATAATTACAAAGTTACAGAAAAACCAGAAATACAAGAAGATACGTTGTCATATAAAATTATGGCGTATGACAAAATGGTCGAAAGCATGATTGATTATGATTTAAACATAACAGAAAGAATAACGGTACGACAATATTTAATAGTAATATGCCAAAGATTAGGCTGGAATACTAACAATATTCCAGCTAGTTTTACTAATTCAAACAAATTAATTGACCCTAGCTTACATATAGGTATTAGATACACATTTAGAGATGTTTTAGATGAGATAGCAACCATATCTTGTTCTTTTTTATTTTTTGAAGGAGAAGACTTCTATCTTGCATATGTTACTGAAACAGATGAAATAGTAGATGAGGAATATCTAAATGAAGATGACGTAACAATAGGAGAAGAATACTTTATAAATTCGCTGGTGTTTGCTAGAGCAGAAGAAAGTGACAATATATACAGAAAAGATGATGAGAGTATAGAGAGAGATGGATTACATGAGTTCAGAATTTCAGATAATCAACTACTAAGTACAAATAATAGATCGGATTATATAGATGAAATGTTCGAATATTTAAGTTCATTTAGATTTTATACATATGATGTTAAGTCGAAAGGAATTATGTTTTTAGACATTTGTGATAGATTTACTTTTAATATTCATGGACAAGCATATTCAACTATAATGCTAAATAACGAAATTAGAATTACACAAGGATTAGAAGAATGTTTGTATGCAGATAAACCGGAAGAGAGTGAAACAGACTATAAATATGCTGATTTAACAGATAAAAGAATAAATCAAACTTATATTTTAGTAGATAAACAAAACCAAAAAATTACACAATTAGCAAATCAAAATACTGAATTTGAAGAAAAACTAACAATAATAGAACAGGATGTAGACGGAATAAAACAAAATGTACGCGACATAGTAGACTATAAAAGAGAAGCGGAAAGCCGTACAGAAATACATCTAACAGAGTCAGACGATACAGAAATATTAAAGCTTGAAATACAAGGAAATACAACATACGAAAACTATTTATATCCAAATGAAAATTTATATCCAAGCGAGAATTTATATCCGAATATGGAAGGAAGTGAACTATTGTGAAATATAAGATAATAGTAGATAAACAACCAAGTACAAACCCCACAGATGAAAAAAGAACATATGAAATAGATATAGAAGAATTAAGAGTTAAAGGTGATGTATACGACAGCTTGATAATCACAAAAGATGAAGCTTATGTAATGCGTAGACTGTCTTTGAGTGAATATCATGTGTTAAGTGTATTAGAAAACGAAGTAAAAGAACCTTTGACAGATATAGATTTAACTTTGTTTGAAGGGGATAATTACATATACTTAATGGATTTAACAGGCAATAAGTTCTATGCAGAATATCTTGTAAAGAATGATTTTAACGATATTTTCTGTACAAGAAATGAAATGAATAGTGCTATTGTTCAATCAGCTAATCAAATTGAATTGAATGTTAATCAGAAATTGACAGGCTATTCTACTACAGAGGAAATAAATAGTGTAATAACACAAAAAGCAAATGAAATAACAAGCACAGTATCTAATACATATGCAACTAAAAATGCGTTAAATACTGCAAAGACAGAGATTAAACAAACGACTGATAGTATTACAAGCACTGTTAGTCAAAAAGTTGGAAATGATGAGATTATTTCAAAAATTAATCAATCTGTTGAAGCAACAACAATCCAAGCGAACAAAGTGAATCTGAACGGATTTGTAACTGTTACCGATTTAAAAACAAATGGTAAGACGGTTATAAATGGTTCGAATATAACAACAGGGACAATAGATGCCAGTAAAGTTACAGTGCAAAACCTGAATGCAGATAATATAAAAAGTGGAACAATATCTGGACGAAGTATCTCTGGTGGAACAATTACAGGAACTCAAATAAGTAACGGAAGCAAATTTAACGTAGATAAGAATGGTAAAATGAGTTGCAGTGATGCTGATATAACGGGTGGTTCTATAAAATTAAAATCTTCTGGTTCTTCAACAATTTCCATAGAAAATACTAATAATTCTAACAATTTATTCGGAATGTCAAACTACGGATTTACTGTGTATGGAGGAAGCAATAATGAAATAACTCTAAATTGTGATCCTAATGGCAATACAAGTCTAGAATTAGTAAGCGGTTATTCTGGATATACATCATTAAGTCCCTTTGAAGTATTAAGTCCTACGATAACACAAACCTCATTAGCAATTAAGAAGAAAAACTTTGAGAAACTACAAAACGCATTAGACATATTAAAAAACATAGACATTTATAAATATAACTTTAAAGACGAAGACGACAAAATCAAAAAGCACATAGGGTTTGTCATTGGAGAACAATATAAATATAGAGAAGAGGTCACATCAAACAAAAACAATGGTGTGGACCTCTATTCTTTTGTGTCCTTATGTTGTAAAGCGATACAAGAACAGCAAGAGAAGATAGACAAGTTAGAAGAAAGATTGGAGGTGTTAGAAAATGGATAAAATCACATTTGAAAATGGAATACAAGTAAGCCCAGCTAGAGTTAACGAAGATGGGACAATAACCCCAGCACAATATGAAGGTAATACACCGTTTTCTGCACACATAATGAATTTACTACAAAGCAAAATTGAAAAAAACGTAGTAGCAGTAAGTCAGACTCAGCCGACAACGAATGAAAAAGTTTGGATAAAAATGGGGGAAAATGTTGAAAAAGAAATCTACGTAAAAAACGATAATGGAGTTTTTGAAAAGTTTGTAAATGTAAGTGAATTAGAAAAAATTGATACTGGTTGGGTGGACATGACACAGTATATAAACACAACATATTTTAGAGCAAGACCGAATTATGAACCAAAAGCAAGAAGAATTGGAAATGTGGTTTATTGGCAAGGAGAAGTATATTGTCACACATCACTAAACACTAATAGTGCAGAAATTTTAAAAGAGATTCCAACTTTATTTAAACCAGCTTATCAGCATTC